AATTTCGAATGTATTATAATATAAAAAATCATTGTAGTTTATTTTGAGTTTATTTTAAGAGTTAATTTCGAATGTATTATAATATAAAAATTGATATCAAAGTATCTTGAATTGTGCTAATAAATACATATTGGTATAATTCGCAGTATATATCTGATAAAGATATCCACTAATAGTAATAGTTATAATAATAATATTATGAGCATCCAAAAAGGATTATTATCAGATTATCAAACAGTATATGATCCTCATGCTGATGTTGTGGTCGATTTATATAGAGAAATGGGTTCAGACTCTAATTCAGATCTAGATTCTGGTTTGAATTCTGATGTAGATTTGCAAGAGCCGACTATATATCTATTAAATAATAATGTTGAGTATCAACGAAAATCCCAAGATAAAAATTCAAAAATATTCAGTGTATTGGCTATCATACTTTGTACAATGTGTTTAATTTTTTACATTGTACAATTAAGTATTACTGTACAATTAAAGGATAAACCATTAGATGAAATATCTTTGAAACTCTATAAACTTAATTTTTTATATGGACTACTCGGAACTATTATAACATCAACAAGTCTCACCGGTATTATATTTGGTACTTATTGTCAAAAAAAACAAAATCACATATGTATAGGTTTTTTTACCTTAGCATTTTATCTTTTACAGCTGGCATCTATAATAAAAACTGATTCTATTTTTGGTGATGTATCGAATTATACGGAACTGAATACATTGTTATATATTCAATTCTCCATTTCGATCCTTGTCATATTGGGACCTGTTGTTTCTGCAATATTGTTAATAATCGGTTACAGTTTACATAAACTAATAATTCATTGTACACTAAAATATAAATCTAAGCAAGTATCTATTTATTTATAAAAAAATATCTGTGGTAAATTTTATTTATTTTGGAAATAATCCTTTGAATTCAGTTAATAAACCACTTTTAACCCACTTTTTGTAAATTTCCTTGAACATTTCTGTTGTGAGTTGTTCACATGGAATAATCTTTAGCTCATTAAATAAATCATTAGCTTCACTCCAGTCTATTATTTTTCCATGTTTACCAATCTGAACAGCGAATTTTATGATACGATATGAATGGTACACTGAACGAATAGCGACTTTGTATTCCTTATCGATAAGTTTCTTTCTAGCTCTCACTTCGGCCCAATCAGACTTTGCGGAAAATGATTTACGAATTGCCAAAGCTGTTTCAGGATCTTTCGGATTAAAACTTTCATAGATGACTTTTACTGTTTTTTCAGTATCTTCGAATAAAATAGCTGACAAAGGAGACATCATTATTTCAATAGCGTGAACATCACAAAATTTGACCATTTCATTGAACCTTTTGATGGACCTAATTGTTAGATCAATCTTTGTGTCATTGTCATTTATTTTATATGTTTCATCGTGAATATCGAGATCATCAATATCTTCATTAACAATAATGAAAACATCATAGTCACTAGTTTCATTCCATGTTCCGTACAAACGTGAACCGTATAGCGAACAATGTAAAATTGTAAAATCAAATCCTTTGTCGTTTAGAATATTTTTGATATGATGAAACGGTAGATTTACATCCATTTTATTTGAAGTTATTTATTAGTAGTTGACTAATTATTCATTAATTCTCGTGTCATATATAATAGATTCTACATATATTTATGAAATCAATTTTTATTAATAAATTAAAAATTTTAGTTATTTTATGACTTACTTACCACTTTTAGCGGGTTTTTTATTTGAATTTTCAGCTGGAGCTTTTTGTTCAGTTTTCTGCTCAGTTTTAGCTTCCTCTTTTGGAGCAACTACTTGTTCTGCTTGTGCTGACTGTACGGCTTGTACGGCTTGTACTGGTTCCTTTGCCTTTTTTGGTTTAGCTTCTTTGACTTGAACGGCTGCAACCGGTTCAGCGGCTGGAGAATCTTGTTTATCAGCTTTATCAGTTTTTACACCTGATTTACCGGTTTTCTTTTCGGCTTTTTTTTCTTCTTTGGCAGCTTCTTTAGCAGCTTTTTCAGCAACTTTTTTGGCTGCTTTCTTTTCGGCCTTTGCTTCTTTTAGAACAGCTTGTTTTTCATCATATGATTTTTTCACTTCTTCATAACGAGCTTGAACTTTTCCTTGTGCTTTTTCATCATGATAATGTTTTTTGGCGAGATCAATTAATTCATCTTGTGATGCCTCGGGTTTTTGTTCTTTTGCCTGATTGCGATAATGGGCAGCGAATACACTCGCGAGAGGGCCGCCTTTTAATCCCATATCACCTTGAATGTATGAAACATACCCACGATATTTGGCTAATGGATCGACTTTATCGGCTGACATTTGTAGAAATGGATAGTAAGAATGTTTGGGTTATTGATTGCTTTAATATTATTAATGAAATATTTTCATTTTCTGTTTAATTTTCAATTTTTTTCACATTAATTTGAATATGAACCACACACATGGATAAAGTTGAATTACAATTTCATTATGGAATTAATCAATTAATAAATAATGTAATTATTATACAAACAATATGAATGTTGATATCATTATAAAAGTATTACAAACGCAACATAGTTCATCAGCAGGAGTAAAAATATTGGAATTACTTATTCCAACGCTAATAGCGCCTTTATCATCCAATGATTTAACAAAAATCTTATCATTATCGTGTTTCAGTTATTTTGGCGATAAAAAAGATCTTATCGCTTTGTTGTTAACACAGGATTCTATTGTTGTTAATGCAGAAATGTTTGATAAGATAATGGATTTGTTCGATTATAATAAAGAGTTGATATTAAATAAATTATTGGCAAAAAAAGACGTTTCTGTGACATTCGATGTTGTTAAAAAATATATTACTAAATCAACAGATGAGTCAACCTTATTCAATATTGTCGATTCATTCAAAGGAGAAACAATAAATTTGTATGAATTGTTTGATTTGATTAGATCCTCGTCTATTACAGATAAAGCCCGATATAGTTTAATACGCGATCACGTTACAAACCAACTGGATCCGGAAAAATTATCAGAATATTTCAGTGATTACAATATATTTACAAAAATATGTAGAGAGATGAATATTGATCAATCAGAATATGAAAAATATGAGGAAAAAATTAATGAAGATAACAAAACAATCGTAATATTTGGCATAAAACATACAATTGACGTGTTCCCAGTGAATGAACCATATATAATAAATGGAACCAGCGTTTCTTTAAATAAAAAAGAAACGGAAAAAATAGAATTTCATATTACGCGTAATGTTGATAATAGTATTAAAATAAATGGTAAATATACCCATAGTCACGGCGGTTTTCATACTATGACACTCAATATTCACGTCACAAGAGGTTTAGTTATCGATCTGAACGGTATTGTATCACAATACAAATAAAATAATGCAAAAAATTCATTGTAGTCTATTTTGAATATATTTTCAGAGTTAATTTAAAATATATTATAATAAAAAATTGAACAAATAATTTATTTATTACTTGGGTTGTTATATAGTTTGATTATAATAAATAAGTATGTGGTCAAATTCTAATACTGACATATCTATCCCACTTTTCGCATATATTTTTGGTTGTATTTCCGGAATGATATTTTGCTCCAATACTGCTATGACATTTTTTTTCACGTTATTTGTGATATATACTGTTATTATGTTTTGTATCCGTATCCTTATCTCTTCTGTTCTTGCGGCTAATTCAGATGAGATTTCTAAAAGTATGAATAAACAATTTGGTGCAGCGATATTTAATAGAGCAGATATTCAAATTGAATACAATGTGATATATAATGCAATCAAAATTAGAAGAAATTTAACTGGAAAATTTTTAACCGATAAAGATGCAATTATTTCAGATTGTAGACGTGGTTTTAATATCATTTTATGCTATGATATTTATTACCATATGTTTCCTCTCAAGATCCACTTTGAATGATTTTATTTGATTTTTTTATTTTATTTATTTTACAAAATTATTTCAAATTCTTTGACAAGCTCATTAAATTCTTGACAGTTAAATAAGAAATGTTCTTCTTCAAAAACAGAATTTCCATATTTATATTGTTGTTTAACATATTTATCTTCAACTAATTTGTTTACTTCCATTGGTGTTAGAACACTACCACGTTTTATACTCGACATCAAAATAGTATCATACTTGTTCTTACCCGTATACGATGGGTTATTACCTAATTCCAAATTTCTTTTGTTATTATGGCCACTCAGCCAATAATCCATTACAATTCCATTTTTATAAGTTACAATGACAATAATATGGTTTAATTCATGTGTGGTCTTATCTATTTCGTCTATATATGTCATGGGTGTTATAGGTTTTTGGTTTGTAATAAATTTCATTAATGGAAACCATGATTCGTGCCATCGTGAATCTTTTTCTCCCATATATGGTCTGTTAGCATTATTTAATTCGAATGAATAAAGTGTCCTACATAGTCTTTCTCGTCCACATGTAATAATTCGAGTATGTTCTGTACGATATTTTTCATATTCATTCAGCGTGCCTATAACTAGCTCACCTTTTTTGTTTGTCCATTCATATGTTGATTTGTTATCGTTTCGATCCATTATGTTCGTTATTATTTTTATTTATTTATACGAATATTATTATTTGATATATTCTTTTAAATATATCAAGTAATAAACTAAATCAATTTTTATCGAAAAATAAAAAATAAATAAAAAAAACAAAAAGCGATTGCTACTGCTTCAAAAACATCTTGGCCAACATTTCTTGAGTAACAATGTAGTGATCCTCAACCAAAACTGTTGAATCGAATTGACAACCTGTTTGGGAAACAAAACCAGTCCTGAGCAGAGGTTCAATGTCGCGATCGTAAATGATCATACCACGAGCGCTGGTTGTGATGGTTGGAATACCATTGCAATCTTCCATGTTGTTCTTGCAATGAGCCTGCGTATGATCCATATGTGTGAACCAAAAGTCGACCAGGACTTTGTCCTTGTACTGAATGACAAGGGTGATGTTCTCCAAAGGAAACTCTCCAGGACAACAAGCATGTGCGTCCTTATAAGTCTTGATCTCAGGGTTGGCAAGTAGACGAATCAGAGGAAGTTGTGATCCGAATCTGCCAGAAAACTTCCAAAATCCACCCTCTTGCTTGTATTCGGAAGTTTGCATGTACTCTTCCATCTTCCTAACACATTCAGCATCGAACTGAAGGAGTGTGTCGGCGAGCTTAGCTGTGAGAACATTTGAAACATTTTGAGAAGACATGGTTGTTGTTTGTTTTGATGACAAAAAAGACAAGATTCCGATTTAGATTTAGATTAAAGTGTAAAACTCACGATTGTGTGTTTGTGTATGGTGTGATGTCAAAAATGATATGGAATCAGCAGTTATTTTGATTGTTCAATTTTTTGATATCAATAAAAAAATTTAGTTAATTGGGCATCAGTTTCAATGTACTGATAGTAACTACAGCAAAGGCTGTTCCTAAAAATCCGTAAAATCCATAACTCACGGTATTATTCAACCGACGGTCAGATTCTGACATAAAACTATTGTATCTATCATGATATCTCGGTTTAAAAAATCCGTACAATGCACAAACTGCAGTACTAACCGTTATGACTGTACATTTAGTATTAAAATCCATTCGATTATTTTTAATGATATACCCAATATATTCTATTTTCATCGTCCAGGAAGTCACTTTTTCATCTTTTTTTAAATACGATATCTACAATTTAGAAATAATTAATATAGAATAAAAAAACAATCCTGTTGTTATAACTCTAGCAAAAAATCGTAATCTATAAATAGATGTTTCCATTTCGATGATTTTTTGTTTGAATCCCTCCATATTTCCTGTAACCATTACCTTATTATGTATTTCTAATTTCCGGTAATATGCATCAAATATTGGTTTAAACTTATCATGTTCACTTATAATTTCGTTAATTGCTTGTTCGCTTACTGTCATTACAGTGTTTTTAACTTGTGCGAGATGTACATTCATAAAACTACTAACTGAATTATCGTTTTTAATTGTTTCGTCAAAGAATTTTCTAAAATTATTTTTCATAAAACGTTCACAGGTATTTTCTGCGAGTCGATTTAAATTATTATCGCACCATTTTTCTACTATTTCTGGAATAACTTTTTTTGTTTTATCTTTAATTGTCTGTTCTAAAGAAATTTTATCGAGAAGTTTGGTAATACTATCATAAAAATCATGTTTTGTCATTTCGTCTTTTACAAGTTCTCTAATTTGTCTATTAAAATCAACATCATTGACTAATTGAACAATTTCATATCTTGTTATTTGTGTATTATTTCTATTCCCTACCATTCTTTCTGTTATAATTTAGTTAATACCTTTACAAAAAATGTGATATACTGTAATTTAAAATTAATAATTGACGTCAGTATATTGACTAATTCAATGTTTTACGAAAATCTGAAACAGATTTTATAAACATAAAAAGCTATATCAATGTTTTACGAAAATCTGAAACAGATTTTATAAAAATTGATTATACAATACTTTGTAACAATAGATAATATAATAAATTTTATCTTATACAATACAATAAATTACAATAAATTTTAATTTTAATGAACAGTTCGTATTCATTACATCCATTGATTGTCTACTCTGTTGATAATACCACACATAAATTTAATGAAGAATTTTGGATACATTATTTAACAGAAAATAGTAACGAAAATAACAATAATATATTTCCGTTTCTTTGTGGAATTATAAAAACATATTCACTTTTACATAATAATTTAGATTTATTATATGCCATCATTTCAACAGGAATTTGTCCTGATTATTATACAAAAATTAATGCATCAAATGAAGAATTATTATCGGTGATTCAACGAATCGATTTAGAAATCGATTTAGAAATAGATAAATTTATTGAAATAGGTAATAAAATGAAATTATTTGAACATATTTGCAAAACAAAAAATATCGATTTATATAATCATTTACATAATAAATATAACAATACAAAACTAAATAAAGAATTTATTGTAGCAAGTGCAACGACATCAACATGTGATATGTTAAAATTAGTATTATCCAACGAAAATGATATAAAAGAACTCAAAAATTTTGTAACATCTCATGTATTATATTTGATGTGCAGAATGGCTATAGAAAATAACGATGTAAATATCGCCAAATCACTTCTTCAATTTGATTTGGGTAATAATTATTTATTGAATCTTCATCAATTAGCTCTCACTATGAATAATATTGAACTCATAAAATTAACTTATGATAGTAACATAGAAATTAATTTTTATATGATAAATTGGAAAAACATTACTATTGAAGTTGTCGACTGGCTTATTTTAACATACAATAAATTTCAGGGAATGACCCATTTACAATTTTTTGATAATGCGGTACAAAATAATGATTGGAAAAAACTTCAGATTTATAAACGATTACTCGAATTATATCCTGATGATGAAGCTTATGTTAAACATGTCGAAGAAAAAACAGGGAAATCATATATTGATGTTATGGCATATATCGATGTTGTACACAAAAAAAAACCAGCAGAAAATAAAACAGAGCTCGTATACCATGAAGATATTAAAAATGATAACAATACATTTCGGTCCATAACAGAAGATGTAAGTTTATTAAATAAAATGATTAATAAAACGATTAATAAAAATTATTTTAATTGCGAGGAACTTATTGAAGCAATACATTGTACAAGTAAATATGATTATTCACAAATTCGAGAAACAGTATATAAATATGAAACAATGACACTAAAATATAAAAATCATCCTGATAAGAATTTTGAAAGAGATATAACATTTTTAATCAACGAACAGGATAGATTCAGTGATTATCCTACAATACAATTAATGGATATGCCTATTTGTTTCACATTCTTAAATAAACAAAATGATAATTATAATAATTATGATAATGATAATGGTGATGATAATGATGATAATGATGATAATGATGATAATGATGATAATGATGATAATAATAATAATGATGATGATGATTATTCAGAATTATCTTATATATTTAAACATCCCGAGTCGCCTGACACATGGTTTATGATAAAAAAATATGGTATGAGTTCAGGATGTTCATCGTGTGATGGAAACACTAGCAGTAATCTTACCATTTATGAAGAAGATTCGTTACATAATTTGATACGATGGAGATTGACTAGAAAAGAAATTGACCAATTGGGGATAACACAGGAGTTTAATTATTTGGAAATATAACAAATTAGTTTATTTATTGCTAAACTATTATATAAACAAAAACATATTTTAGTACCCACGACACATTGCCGAACAGTAAAGGGAGTTTCCGTGGCGAGGGTGTCTACCACACATGATGCAAGGAAGTACTGAATGTTGCTGGACAAACACTGGAGTCTGCACAGGGACTGTCACACGAGCGGCAACAACATGTCCTCCACCAACATGAACTGGGACGTGCATTTGAGCAAATTGCACATGTGATGGTGCAACGAAGACAGGGGTGGCCATCACATGGTGTGACTGAATCTGTCGGTTCTTGTTTTGAAGATACACGTTGTAGTGCTGAGTGCAGAAATCGTGGTAACCACCGGAATGATTCACGTTTGCAAAGTTCTGGCACATCCTGCATGTAGGGCGATTGGGACCCATCACAAAGGCAATGTGTTGGTTCGTTTGAACCGGCTGCGCGATGTGTGGCCTAGCAACCAGACGACCATTCTGAACATTCCCGTTTGTGTATTGACGTCTGCACTCAGTAGAGCAGAATTCAGCCCACCCACCAGTGTGGTGATCACGGCCAACAATACCACGGCAAGTTTTGCAACCCATTTTGTTATTGGAAGGCTTGTTGAAAGGCTTGTTGAAAGGCTTGTTGAAAGGCTTGTTGAAAGGCTTGTTGAAAGGCTTGTTGAAAGGCTTGTTGAAAGGCTTGTTGAAAGGCTTGTTGAAAGGCTTGTTGAAAGGCTTGTTGAAA